ATCATCGTCCTGGCAAAACTCGACTTGCGGGTGGCAGTGTTGGAGGAGAAGGTCAAGCAGCTATTTGAAATGTGGAACAAGAAATGATTGACCCGCTAACCGCATTTGCAGTGGCGCAGGGTGCAATCAAAGGAGTGCAAGCCGCCATCAAGATGGGCAAGGACATCAACGCCATCAGCGGCGATTTGATGAAGTTCTTTGAGGCCAAGGATGTGGTGGCAAAGGCAGCGGTAAAGCCCAAGGGGTTTGCCAAGAGCGATACGGCAGTGGCGTTTGAAACAGTGATGCAGTTGAAACAACTGCAAGATGCAGAGGCAGAATTAAAACAGATGTTGATATGGTCAGGTAACGATGCTGTATGGAACGCCATCATGCTGGAGCGCAACCGCATTGTCAGTGAGCGAAAGAAAGCGGAAGCTGAAACTGCCCAGGCTAAAGCAATCAGGGCCGAGGAAATCAGCGACATTGTGGATTTTGGATTATGGACTGCGCTGGTGTCATCCATAGTGGGCCTGGTGGCCTGGTTGACCTGGCAGATTGTTGGAGATTGAAAATGGATTGGCTTAAACAAATCGCACCGACAATCGCTACGGCATTGGGCGGTCCCCTGGCTGGCATGGCGGTGTCAGCTATCAGCAAGGCCATTGGCGTTGACGAGGAAAAGGTTGGTGACCTGATCAACAACAACAAGCTCACCGCTGACCAGATTGCCCAGGTCAAACTGGCTGAGATTGAGTTGCAAAAGCAAGCGCAGGAACTCGGCTTGAACTTTGAGAAGCTGGAGGTCGAGGACCGCAAGAGCGCCAGGGATATGCAATCAGCCACTCGGTCCATGATGCCCCCATTGCTGGCTGGTGCGGTGACCATTGGATTCTTCTCCATCATGGTGATGATGTTCTTCAACAAGATTGACGCAAACAACCCTGCCATACTGATGATGCTGGGGTCACTCGGCACAGCTTGGACGGGCATCATCGCTTACTATTTTGGCTCCAGTGCCGGGAGCCAGGCCAAGACAGATTTGCTGAGTAAAAAGTGATGGCAACTAAACCCAAATCAACAGTCAATGCGGCTGGCAACTACACCAAGCCGACCATGCGGAAGTCTCTGTTTGAGTCAATCAAGGCCGGGACAAAGGGCGGTGACCCAGGTGAATGGTCAGCGCGTAAGGCTCAACTCTTGGCGGTTCAATACAAAGCGAAAGGCGGTGGATACAAATGAGCAAGACCAAACCACACTACTTGCCTGACGGCAAGCTGTACAAGGGCGATACGCACAAGGTTGGCACTGCACTGATGACAGGTGCAAAGCATACGCCTGCAAGCAAACCCCTGACGCATACACCGCCCAAGAAGAAATGAAAGCTCCACAGCAGTCATTGAAGAATTGGAGTGACCAGAAATGGCGCACCAAGTCTGGTAAGCCTTCATCTCAGACAGGTGAACGCTATCTGCCAGAGGCTGCGATTAAGAGTCTCAGCAGTGCCGAGTACGCTGCGACAACACGCGCCAAGCGTGAAGGCACTAAGGCGGGTAAGCAATTTGTGAAGCAGCCAAAAGCAGTGGCTAAGAAAGTGGCGGCATACCGATGAAGACACCAGCCTGGCAACGCAAGGAAGGGCAGAACCCCAAGGGTGGGTTAAATGCTGCTGGACGCGCAAGCCTCAAGGCGGCTGGGCAGGACATCAAAGCGCCAGTGAAGTCTGGTGACAACCCTCGCAGGGCCAGCTTCCTGGCTCGAATGGGCGGCAACGATGGTCCCGAGCGCAAAGACGGGAAACCAACCCGGCTGCTGCTGAGTCTTAACGCTTGGGGCGCAAACTCCAAGGCAGACGCCAAGGCCAAGGCCAAGGCCATCTCAGATCGAAACAAGAAATGACACCGCATTTCACACTTGCCGAGTTGACGCACACTGATCATAGGACGCTGGACAACACGCCCAATGCACAGGAGTTGGCAAACCTTCAGCGGCTGGCAGAGTTTCTTGAGACAGTCAAAACTACGCTTGGCGGCAAGCCTGTGATGATCTCCAGTGCCTTCAGATCAAAGGCCGTAAATGACGCTGTGGGCAGCCGAGACAGCAGTCAGCATAGGCAAGGCTTGGCTGCTGATTTCAAGGTGCCTGGGATGATTCCTGATGCCGTGGTGAGGACGATCATTGCAGCCAACCTGCCGTTTGACCAGATCATCAGAGAATTCTCAGACCCAGTGGCTGGTGGTGGCTGGACGCACATCAGCATTGCTGACAAGCCAAGAGGCCAAAGGCTTATCATTGACAAACTAGGCACCCGCCTCTTTGTCTGAAAGAACACTATGTTGATGCCCTTAAAGATACCAGCAGGCGTGTACCGCAACGGCACCGAGTACCAATCAATGGGCAGGTGGTTCAACGCCAACCTGGTGCGCTGGTTTGAGAACACACTCAGACCAGTTGGCGGCTGGCGCAAGAGGTCATCTAGCCAGGTGACAGGCACCTGCCGGGGAATCATCAACTGGCGTGATGATGACGCCGAGCGATGGATTGTTGCCGGGACAAACACAAAGTTGTTTGTGATGGATCAAAACGGGACACTGAAGGACATCACTCCCGTTATCTTTACCACAGGCAATGCAAATGCAACTCTGTTGACGGGTTATGGTTCCAACAAATATGGAAACTTTGCCTATGGTGTTGCCAGGCCAGACACTGGCGCCATCACACCAGCAGCTACTTGGTCAATGGACACCTGGGGCGAGTACTGGGTTGGCTGCTGCAACAGTGATGGTCAGTTGCTGGAGTGGACACTTGGATTCGTAACACCCACCAGAGCCATTGCACTGGTCAATGCACCCACGGGCTGCGCGGCGGTGATGACAACCTCTGAGCGTTTTGTGTTTGCTTTGGGCGCCAGCAACAACCCTCGCCTGGTGGCATGGTCAGACCAGGAGGACAACACTACCTGGACGCCAGCCAGCAACAACCAGGCCGGCAGCTTTGAGTTGACGACTGTCGGCTCCATCGTGGCTGGCAAGAGGGTGCGCGGCGTCAACCTGATATTCACTGATGTTGATGTCCACACAAGCAGCTACATTGGTCAGCCGTTTGTGTTTAGCTTTGAGAAGGCTGGCTCTGGTTGCGGATTGATTGGACCCCAGGCTGTTGCGGCTATTGACACTGCAGCCATCTGGATGTCACGCTCTGGATTCTGGATTTACGATGGATACGTCAAGCCACTGCCTTGTGACGTTGGCGACTTTGTTTTTGGCAATATCAACTACGAGCAGGCCAGCAAAGTCTACGCTGTTCACAACAGCAAGTACGGCGAAATCTGGTGGTTCTACACCAGCGCGGCATCTGTCGAGAATGACAGTTACGTCATCTACAACTACCGGGAGAATCACTGGAGTTTGGGGACACTCGCAAGGCTGGCTGGTGTTGACAAGGGCGTTTTCGCCTCGCCCCTAATGGTCAGTTCTGACGGGTTCATCTACGAGCATGAGGTGGGCTTTGCGTATGACTCGCAGACCATCTTCGCTGAGTCTGGTCCGGTGGAGATTGGCAATGGTGAGCAGATCATGCGGGTCCGGCAGGTGATACCTGACGAGAGCAACCTTGGTGATGTCAGCATCAGTTCAGCAGCCGCCTGTACCCGACCGGGACAGAGACTAGCTTTGGACCCTTCACCAGTGCCAACCCGACAGATGCGAGGTTTAGTGGGCGCCAAGTCAAGATGAAGGTGACAGCAGACAGCCTGAGTGATTGGCGGGTGGGGGTGATGCGCCTGGATGCGGTGCCAGCCGGGAAGCGGTAATGAAGGTTCCAACCCCACCGCAAACCTACACGCCAGTGGCAGAGGCCCAGCGTAACTTTCTGCTGGAGTCTGCTGACAGGCAAAATCGCAAGATCAATGCTGACGTTGAGATTGCCTCCAGCAAGCTGATACTGACCTCACCCAATGGGAGTAGGTACAGTGTGGTGGTTAGCAACGCAGGGGCATTGTCGGCAACGGCGCTATGACAGATTTTGATAGGATGCTAGAGTTAAGGCCAGAAATTGAAAAAGCCTTAAAATATTCTTTGAACACTCACACATTTGATGATGTCGTTGAGTTGGTCCAGCAAGCCAGAATGCAATTCTGGCCTGGAAAGAGTTCGGTGATTGTGACGGAGATCGTTCTTCATCCACAGTCAAAATGCCTCAACTACTTTTTAGCAGCAGGCGAAATGAACGAATTAGCACTGATGACGCCCATGATCGAGTCCTGGGGCAAGGGACTTGGATGCACTCGCGTCACACTCGCTGGGCGCAAGGGCTGGCAGCGGACATTCCTGGTGCAGCAGGGTTACACGCCACAGTGGTGGATTATGAGCAAGGAGTT